ATGCCGGCGTCTTCGCACCACCGCTTGGCGTCGGCGTCGCGGAGAAGCGTGGCCTTCAGCTGCATGCCGCTCTTGAAGGCGTCCTCGTGCGAGCGGAAAGCCTTGAGCTTGCCACGGAACGGAACCGCCTCGATGCGAGCCTTCGGCTCGTCGGCACGCACCTCGGGGGCCGGGGTGCAGCGGTCCACGACGCTGCGGAGGTTCTTCGCCGACTCGGCAACCGACTTCTCAAAGTCGATCTTCTTGGCGAGCTTGGCGGCGTCGGCCGTCAGCGTCTCGAGCTCGAGGTCACGCTCGGCGATCTTGTCCGCGTCGCCTTCGATGGCCCGCACGGCGTCGATCCGGTTGGCGAGGGTAACGGCCTCGTCCTGCAGCTTCTTGAGGTTGTCCACGTGTGTTCTCCGCCGGCGGTATTGCCGATGGAGTTCACGGTCGCACTAACGGGCATCCCTCTTGCAGAAGCGAACTTCGGAAAGTGTTGTTTTCACAAACGCCACCGCACGGGCACCGCACCTCGGGCAACGCAAGTACCGCTGCCGCTCGTCACCGCACGGGCGGCTCGAACGGCAACGCAACTTCTCGCCGCAGGTGCAGCGGGCGTCAGCCATTGCGAAGCCTCAGAGAAGCAGCCCAGGCGGCGGCGACGCCCCGCAGGGCCGAACGCGAACGATCCGCCTGGGCCGCAGGCTCGGGCGTGGGCTCGGCCACCGTCTGCGATGCGAGCCACGCTTCGTAGGACCGCTGGGCCACGGTCACGCTGCTGGCAGGGTAGGCCGGCGTGAGCACGACCGACACGTCAACGAGCGAGGAAACCTCGCGGATTTCACGCACGGCACCCTGCTCGTCACTCGACCACCGCTCGCCAGACTTGGCATCCACCGAGAAGGCGAACGAACTGCCACGCAGGTCACGCCTGCGGACGAGCTCAAGAGTGTCCCGGCCGACCTGTGTATCGGGCGGCGTTACCACGTACCGCAGCCCCTTGTCATCGCTGGAGAGTTCCAGCGTGCCAGACGAAGAGCGGCCAAGGATGAGGTCGCTGTTGTGGTTCAGCAACGCCACCACGTCCTGCTTGCCACGCTGGCGGTTGAGGATCTTGTCGAACGCACCCGGCAGGATGATCTCGCGGAACTGCGAGCCGCCTTCACGCAGCGGCAGGCTGAAGCGGTTGTAGACGGCGGCGTAGCCGACGAGCACCTGCGTGCCATTAGCCCGCGTCTCAATCGTCAACTCAGCCTCGGGGACTTCCTCAAAGGCGAGGCAGCGGCGTTCAAGTTCCATTGGTAGAGTCCTCCTCTTCGGCCTGGTCTTCGGCGTCATCGGCCGGGCTGTCTTCAACTTCGACGGCCGGCTCTGGCATCGGCTCGGGAGCCGGCGGCTCTTGGCCCAGTTTGTCGAGCGTGGTCATGTTGAGTTGAACGAAGTGACGGTCGCCGTCCGGCCCGATGGGGTTGAGGTTCTCAAGCTCGCGGATCTCGTTGATCGTCATCCAGCCGTTTTGCAGGGCCGAGACGTAGTAGGCCGACCGGCCAGCGTGATCGCCTCGCAGCATTCCCGAAACGCTGTGCTCTGCGAAATACGTCTCATCGTCAACGATGAGGTCGCGGCTGATGGCCGCCTCCCACCGCTTCAGGTGAGGCATCAAGCAATACTGAACGAATTCGAGACTCTGGGTCTCGATATTATTGAAACTGCTCCTGGTGAGATCCTGAATCATGTGCGGCGGCACGCGAAACGCACGGCAGATTTCGATGACCTGATATTGCCGCGTCTCGAGGAACTGGGCCGCCTCGTTGCTCGCAGAGAGCTCGTGGGCCTTTACGCCGTTTGGCAGTACCGCCGTGCGGAACGCCCGGTCAGGGCCACGGTGCATCCGTTCCCACTGCTCGCGGAGCCGCTCGGCCGCCTCGGCCGGGATCGGGTTGTCACTCTCCAGCACGATGCCTGGCCGGGCACCGTTGCCGAAGTAGGTGGACCCGTGGGCCTCCAACGCCTGGGCCAGCCCGATGGCGTTTCGGAACAGCGTGTACGTGGGGATCGGCCGGATGCCGTCCTCAGTCGTGAACCGCAGGCAGAAAATCTGCTCCTGCGTGTACAGCGTCTGTTTGCCGCTGGGCTCGCGGTACTTGTACCGCACGGTCCCGTTCTCAAGCCGCTCGGCTTCCATGCGAGACGAGTGCAGCGGCCACAGTTCCGACACGGCACCTCGAGCACCTGGGCGGATCTCGGCGTAGCTCGCACCGTAATGCAGGTACATGCCGGTCATCCAATCCCGAAACTCTTGGGCCGTCTGCCACGGATTGGGCTGCATGTGCAGCAGCCGATAGACCGGATGCTGCTGAGCCTTGGCCTTGCCACCGTTGGCAAGCCGCTCATAGACGTGGAGCGGAAGGGCCGAGACGGCGTCCGAGATCACCCGGATGCAGGCCGTGTAGGCCGAGCACGCCATCGAGTTGTCAGCGTTGACCCGGATGCCAGACGGGGTGCGGCTAGACGAGGACTCGGTCCACTCGATGCCACGCAGGTCAAACATCTTGTAGTCAGCGACGGCGTTTTCGTTCATAGGGTGATGATGTCCCAGTTCTGCTCGGCTGGTTTCGCAGTCGCCACGGCGTGCAGTCCGAGGCCCATCACCAGCGAGACGATGCCGTCGATGCGTTCCGTGCTTTTCGCCTTGCTCGGCTTGATGTTGCCCTGGTGGTCGGTCTGCACTGCCACGTTGCCAGCCATCCACGACAGCACCGGATGATTCCCGTGGCGGATCTTCTCCGAGAGCACGAGGTTCTCCAGCTGCTTGCTGGGGCTCGACATTGAGCCGTAGCCCTGTCCGAATCCTGTCACGTTTACGCCTTCCCCTTGCAGTTGCGTGGCCAACTGCGTGGCGTTCCAGCGGTCGATTCCAACCTGCCGGATGTTGAACTTCTGCGAGAGTTCCACGATGTCGCGCCGGATCACGTCGTAGTCGGTGACGTTGCCATCGGTGGCCCTGATGTACCCGTCACGAATCCAGCCGATGTAGTCCACCTTATCCCGCTGCGTCCGCTCGGCAGCGTTGACCTGCGGCACCCAGAAGAACGGCAGCACGTCGAAGGTGCCGTCTTCGGCCTGGCTGACCATGACGAAGGCGGACAGGTCATACGTGGTCGCCAAGTCGAGACCGGCGTACCACTCACGCTGCTCAAGGTCGCCGGCCAACGGTTTGCCGCACTTGGCCCAGTTGTCAGGCGAGAGCCACCGCACGTCCTGCGTAGTCCAAACGTTGAGCCGATACCGCAGGAACGAGTTCAGCTTGGACGGGGACTGATCGGCCTCGCGGGCATCGGCGGCGAATGAATCCACCGTGATCGTCTCGCCCAGCGACGGGTTGGCTTTGTGCCACGTCTTCGGGTCTTTCCAATCGTCCTCGGGCGAGGCGGCGTAGATGCAGCCGAAGAAGGCCGGGTCCACCGTTGGGTCGGCAATGCACCGCTCGGCGTATGCGTGCTGCTCCCAGCAGATACTCTTGCGGTCGTAGCCGGCTGTGGTGATCGACAGCAGGAGTGGCGATCGTCTGGCTGCTCCACCGTACCTTAGTGCGTCGCGTGTTTTGCCCCGGCCTCCGCCCCCGGCCTCTCAGCCAGGGGCGAAAGCCCAGAGGCGGCGGTCCCTTTGTGCGTGGAGTTCATCGAAGAGCAGGGCGTGGATGTTCAGCCCCTCGGCCCGGAACGCATCGGCAGACAGCACCCGGTAAAACGAGTTACTGGCCTTGTGAATGATGGTCTTGCGGCTGTCGATCACCTCGAGGTGCTTGCTGAGAGCCGGCGACGCTCGCACCATCGAAGCCGCCTCGCGGTAGATGATGCCCGCCTGCTCGCGGTCGCAGGCCGCACCGTAGACCTCCGCCCCTGGCTCGGAGTCGAAGGCGGTCATGTAGAGAGCGATGCCGGCCAGCGTGGTGGACTTGCCCTGCTTTTTCGGCAGCTCGATGTACCCGACACGGTGCTGCCGAAGCCCGTCAGGTCCGAGCCGGCCGAAAAGTTCACGCAGCACGTGGTGCTGCCACGGCAGGAGCGTGAACGGCTTGCCAGCGTTCTGCCCCTTGCTGTGGCGCAGGATCTTCTCGAAGAAGTGCACCACCCGCTCGTACTTGGCCTGGCCCTCTTTGCAGAGATCAGGCACCGTGGAGCTTGAAGAACTCTTCGACTTCGTCGCTCGGCTTTTCTTCCTTGCCGCCAAGTCGCACCCTGCTGGTCGGAGTCAGGCCAAACTCGCCCATTAAGGACGCCTGCAACGCCACTAAACTTCGATATAACGGGCCAGCCGGATTCGGTTTGACGCCACCCAGGTCGGTTCGCATCACCGGGCCAGTGGCCCGCAGCTCGAGCAGGCACGCCTGCGTGGCAGCGTACACCTCGCACAAAGTCGCCAACGCTTCGCCGTCAGCGGTAGTGAGCGTGCCGAGGCCAAGCAGGATCGGCACGAGCTCGTTCCACTTCTCCACGGCGAGCGGCTCGACCATGAGACGCTTCGGCATCGGTGGCGATCCAGCCGGGGCCGGCAGGTCGGGCCGGATCTTCCGCTTGCCGGGATTGCCGAGCAACTTTTTCACGTTGGCCGGTTGTGGCTTTCGGCCGCGTGGCATCAAACACCTCTAGAAAACAGGGCAAAAACGCTGCGGCAAAATGCGGGCGCGTTTTCGGCGGTTACGACCGGGGTTTTAATTGGCCAAAGTTGGGGTGATGTCGACCACCCTGGTCTCGAATCGCGGTCGGCCGCGAGGCCACGACCTGGCTCGCACACGCGACCGCGACGCGATTTTGCGACGCGACTTCGCCTTGCTCGCGTCGCGTTTTGCGTCCATGGCACGACCTGCAAAGCGTTTGACCATT